TTTGCAGTCAATAAGGCTGTTCCGCCGACAACAATTCCTGTTGTTCCGCCGGGCTCCACTAAGTTGACTACGTTCCTAGTCCTTGCTCCTGCTGTATGTTTGTGTATACTCATCCTTTCTTCCTTAAATTGTATTAACGCCTAGATAGATGTCAACTTGTCCGGCGCCAATGGTGCCGCCCTTTGTGGCTTGAATTGCAATTCTTTCGGCGCCTTCTATTGGAATAGCAAATCTGATATATTGTGTTGTGACATTACCTACTGCTATCTGGTGGCTAATTTCTTTAAAAACCATAGCATTGCCATCCCCTTGCGAAATCGGCATTGATAGGGGCGCCCAAGCGCCACCTAATGATGAATTATATGCATAAACTGTAATTGTCATCGTTTGGTTGGCAGTGCTTTTTGCTAGAACATGTAACATCTTTTGTGAACGGAAATTCTTATATCCATGTGTTGCCAGCGTTGGGGCGGCTTGGTTAGCCGTCAATGTATATGCTGCGCTCGTTCCGCCGGGGTTGGCGATATTAACAACGTTTCTGGTTCTTGCGCCGGCTGTGTATACGTGTGTTGACATAGTTTGTTCCTCTTTACCCTATAATTATCAATTATTTGATTTTTTTCCATGCTCCGCCTGCAATATTTAACAATCCGTCAATATTAACTCCGGCATCATCTGGTGCATATCCTGAAAGCGCTCCCTGTGGTTGGGCTCCTGAATTTGGATTGCCTCCAGAGTTCAGTGCTTGTGTGCCTTCAAATAGATCGACACCGCCATAAGCATCGGCTCCAATTGCATCCAAAAGCTTTCTTTTGTGATCTTGTGATCTGGCTTTTCTTTCTTGGATTCTGCTCATAGCCTCATCGTCTGTCTCTAGCCTTCTGGGTGGTGTCTTTGGTTTTCTCGTTGGCTGTTCTTGTAGTACAGCGTTTTGAGTGCCAACCATGACTTCAGATATAATAGAAGAAAGAACGCCCTCTTGAAGTAATACTTCGTTAATGCATTCCTTTACTATTGGTTTGATTAGCTTTTTTAATTCTTTTCTATTCATCTAATCCTCTATAATTTCATTTAATAATCGATTAAGCCTGTACTTCTTGTCGAAGATGTCTGTTTCGATTCGTATGTTTTTGGCTTCTTTGAGGGCCATATAAGCATTAGGAGTAGAAGGCTCGCTAACAAAATCGAAGCAAATAAGCTGTAGATCCTCTTGAACCATGGTTTTTCCTTCGGATTCGTTGACAGAGCCAAGAGCCCGACTAGAAATGCCCAACTTAACACCGTCATTAACGAGTTGTTGTAATATCTTTCCAGACGGAGTGTTAAGGACTTTAACTTTTCCCATAACGTTGTTCCCGTCCCACCAAGCGTCTGTAACCATGTGTGACGCATTTTTGAGATTAATGACTGAATCATCTGGATGATCTAACTCTCCTAGTGCTCTGTTCTCTTTAACTAGCATCATATAGTTCTTCATCTCTCTTTCTAAAATCTTTTTTGGATAAACTCTTCGATTTCCGTTCTCAATCTCAGCTTCTTGTAGCTTACCTGTCAGAATCATGCCACCATTGGCAACATACTTCTTCTCCGCTTCAGTAAGCATGTCTTGACATACTCCACCTTCGCACATTTCATAATATTCTCTTAATAATACTTTACCCATAGTCAGCACCCGCTCTTGCAGCGTCTAACCGGTTGAATCATCCATCTTTTCATTTTTTCTCTCCCTTTAATTCATTTTCTAAAAACTCTATTAAAAGCTTAGGATCAACATTCTTGTTTTCTCTAATAAACTTTTCAACTTCTTCTTGCAGAATTTTTGCTGCTCTTTTCTTTGAGATTTTAATATTCATTGTTTTTCCTCTCTATTTTAATTCCGTTATCATCGAAGACAGTACAAAAAATATATGAAGTACCAGATGATAACCATCCACAAACCAAAAGGTTTGCTAAATTATAATCAAAAGTAAATAGTTCTGTGAATCCGTTTAGGCAAAATAAAAGAACACCAACCCAAAATCCTGTACACATTGGACAGGCAAACAGTGTGCCGATCCAATTGGGGCGGTTCCTTAGCCATTTAAAAATAGATCCATAAACTAGAATCTGTGTAAGTCCATAAGCAGCTAGGACAAACCATAATAATTGCATCTTATCTCCTGTAATATCTATTGTGCATATAAGATTGATAAAAAATTCCGGGACGAATGGATCCCTTCTCTCTGGCATGGGGAACTTTGCCTAGTTCAGTTGAGTTGTCTTCATTCGGTTCTGTATAATATTCCTCTTCTTCCTCTTCCATTTGCTTCACGTATTCATAACGAGGCTTCTCATCTTCGATAAACTTTGCAATTGAGAAAAGAACTGGCTGTACAGCATCCAATGCTTTAGCTGGCTCCTCTTCTCCTTTCTTTGCTTTTGGTTCGGGTGGAGTCTCAAACAATCCTTGCAGGGATGCGTATACGTTTCCACCTTGGACAGAGTCTCTAGCAATCACACCCTTCTTTGTCAAAAAGTCAAATAATCTAGATTCTGTGTCATAAGTTAACTCAGAGATCTTATCTTTTGGGAAAGCTACAACTTTTTTAAGTTTTGGCATAACAACGATATCAATATCTGGATGATCATAAATTACATAATCACCACCCAGAGTCTGTCGAATATCCAACGAAAACTTATAATCTCTAAGTTTGTTGTTACTCTTTTTTATTGTATCGTCGCCTACTAAAACACTTATTGACATTTACTCTAGTTCCTTACAAAATTCTTGTGTTTGCATGATTTTTAATACCATCTTGTCATCAATGTTCTTGCTAGCATATGATTCTAACAAATTCTCTACAGTTTCAAACTTTTCATGCAGTGATGGGATTTTATCTTTGTTAGTTCGGATTATCTTCTTCATTCTGGAGATCTCTTCGTTGATTGAGATTTTCAAGCCATATCCATCATCAGCAAACGAGAATATATATTTGTACAAAATATCTCTCTGCTCTTCTAGGAGAGTGTCATATTTCTCATTAAACTTTTTAACAAACACATTGTACACCAAATTATCGATTGGTTGCATATTTGATTTGTTTTCTTGGGACGTCATCTCTTCGATAACACTCTTTTCTAGAATTACTCTTCTTTTCACTGGGGTTTTAACACTAAACAACTGCGCAATTGTTGCCAAGGATTTATAGTTAGGTGTAAAAATATTGAATGTATCCTTTCCTAGTTCCTTATTAACTCTTTTTATTACATGAGTTTGTTGTGAAAATACGTGATCCGGATGGAGAGAAAGATAAGTTCTCTGTGCTTCTCTCAAGATCATATTGGCAAAATCCTCTGTTGCACCTTTTGTTTCAAGGACTGCTTTATAAGCGTCCAACTCTTCATGTAAGATAGAATCAGCACTAAAATTCTCCTTAAGAATATCTAATGCAATTTGCTTTTTCTTTTCGTCTTTGTTGATGACTGCTTTCGTCATCTCTAGAATAAGCGCCTCATATAGAAATGCGGTATTTCTCTTTTTATTATACTTCATCTTTTTTAAGCTCCATACTTTCTAATAACACTTTTAAATCGTGACTCATATTAAATAGTTGCTTCTCTTCTTTATCGTAAATCTCTTTTTCCTGTGTTTCATACACGGTATTCACAATTGAAGTGAGAGGATCTTTAAACATTCTGCTCATAGGACTAGTCACGGCTCTTGTGCTGTTTGTTCTTGCTGCTCTACCAGCTTCTGAATCTTTGACAGGCTTCTTATATCTCCTGCCTTTTCCATCGCCTCTAGGGACTTTTCCGTTTTTATCTCTTTCTTTATCTTTACTTCTGTTTCCGGGCGCTGCCAATAGTGCTGATTCGGGTTCATCACCGCCACCTTCGTCACCACCAGCGTCTCCGCCGCCTTCATCACCTCCACCAAGATCAAGTCCACCAGCGTCATCGCCACCGCCAAGATCAAGTCCTCCTCCGCCACCAGCAGGTGCATCAGGAGAAGAAGCAGGAACTTCTTCAGCTGCTTTCTCAAGCATAGAAGCGATCTTCTTGTCGTAGAACATTTCTCTTTGATTTCGCAAGAATTCTTCATCAGACATTCCAAGAACATTTTCTGAGATCCAACGCTTAGAGAAGAATCCTTCTGTAGCCGCTCCTGCAATGTCGAACTTCTGCTTCCAGTGTTCTAGTTCTTGCAACTCTGCAATCTTTGATGGATTGTTGAGAAGTAACTTATAAGAGATAAGATCGTCTCCACGATACCCAAGTGTATATAAATGAATCAACCCTAGCTTCTCTAGCTCTGCAATTACAGAACGCTGAAGTCTTTGGATGGTTCTAGCGAATCTGATGTCTTTCTGTGCTAGTGTAGCCTTATCTTCTGTCTGTCCGTCACCTCTTGACAAGTATGACATTGGAATCTTGAGAGCAGAGAACAATTTGTCTCTGAGATATTTTACATCATCGATATCGCCTGTGTATGCTCCACCGGGAAGAGATTCAACTCTAGAGGAGTTACCACTACGGACTGGGATGAAATAGTCTTCATCGATCGATAGAGGGTTGTATCTGAGATCTACTCGTCCTGAGTCTGTGTCTACCAATTGATTTCTTTTCATCTGAGTAGTCACACGTTGCATGAATTGTTCCACATCTTGTGGTGCGATATTACCAACATCGATATAGAAAACTCTTCGCTCTGGAGATCTAACAATACGATATGCCATCATTGCGTCTTCAAGTAATGTAAGCTGTCTCCATATACGACGAGCCCCTTCTAAGATGGACGTACCATATGGTGCGTACTTGTCGTTGCCTAATATTCGAAAGTGAGCTATCTGCCAGTTCTCAAATGTCATGCCACCAGAATTCCACTGGTACTGGACATAATTTGGATTTGCTTTGTCTTCGCCCTCTAGTCTTTCAATTTCATCGATCGGCAAAGAAACAACGTTCTTGACTCCCATTGACTCGTCGATATCTAGATAGAGTAAGAAGTCTCCGAACTTACAAAGAGAGCGACACCATCCAAAAAGATTTGATTCTATGTTTAAGATATTGTTGTACAGATTATCTAAAACTAACTTTATTTCATCGTTCGGGCACTTAATCTTTAACATTGGAGATAAGTTTGTAGATGTAGTCATCTCGTCTGCATAAATGTCAAGAGCCGAAGCAATCTCTGGAGTGTACTCCATTTGTTCGAAATCGATGTATCTTTCTACACGATTTTGGTTTGCCATGATGTTGGCGGTTAAGTTGTCGTATGGATTGTAAGAAGTCTTCTTGAAATCTAATCCCATCGCAGACTGAAAATTAAATTTATTTAAATCTGCTCTGCGGTATCTCCTTTGCATTTGTGTTCTTCTGTTAACCAACGGAGCCGACAGAAGTCTAGTAAGTCTTCTATACAGTGTGCTTTGCGGGTTTCTAGGGTTTTTGTTTTTATCAGCCATATTTTATCCTTTAAATATCCATGAGAATTTGTCTAAGTTTTTCTTGTGTTGTTCTAAGTTAGTATTGCCGGGCTTTTCAAATGTAGACTGCGCTTTGTTGTAGCCAACCTGCCCTTTAATATTCGTATTTAGTAATGTATTTGTGTAAACCATTGAGTTAAGCATTGCTTTCTGCAGCTCTTCGCCTCGTCTAGAAGCGATAATCGCTGTGTCTCTTACCCAACATGCAATTGCTAGAGCCATAACTAAGTCATCGTTGTATCCTTTCATAGCTTGAGGTTTTCCCAAATACCAAATAAAAGTCTTTAATTCGTTCAATAAACGTAAAGAATTTATAGTAATTAGTTTGTTTCTGATGAACTCCTCCAATTTGGCAATAATTAATGGACGAGTTTTCATTGAAGTTGTGAATCCTGCAATTGCACTTGTGTTTCCAATTGCGGCAACTTGATCAATGTGCTCATTCGATCCTTTAACGCTGTAGTATATGTTTGGATATTCTAGATCAATTAACTTTTCTAATACTGAATATCCGATATTGTTGTTTTCTACAACCAAGAGGCAATTGCCGTACTCTCTTCCTGCAGAGTATAGAATGTTGGCAAAGTCATCAATCGATGGCTTTCCTTTATATTCTGCCACAATTTCCATTGCGTCTGCGTCAACCACATGAAACACAGAATAGTCAGCGCCATCACCCCTTGCGACATCGGCAACTAACAAATATTTCTTTCCGTCCTCGCATTCTTTCCAGATCCAATAGTTCCTATCAAAGCCAACTCTGTGTTTTGGTTCGCATATCGTTGTCTCTATTCTATCAATATCTGCCGGAGATATCACAGTTTCACCAGAAGCATTGAAGTTGCATTCGTACTCTTGTGCGATTTGTCTAGGAGACATATTTTTAGTCTCTGTTTCAAACCATTTCTGATCTCTATCCGGATGAAGAGTCCAGTGTAGTTTTGTTGGGTAGAACAAATTGACACCAGCTTCTGAATCGATGTAGGTTGTGTGAAACCAATTACCGACACCATTTGGCGTTGACAACGCTATGCAACGTCCACCAGTTGAGATTGTAGGATAGATACCTGTCCACAGATCTCCCATGTCGGGAATGAATGCAGCCTCGTCAAGTACGAGGAGGGATAGCGCTTCAGAACGTCCTGCGTCCCCAGAAGTGGACGAGGCTTTGATCTGAGAGCCGTTAGAGAGTTCAAAGGAGGTTCTATTGTCTACAATGATCTTGGCTATCTGCATCCACTCTGGAAGCGTCTTAACCATCTCTTTAACCTTCTTCACAAGGTTCGTTGCTGTCTGCAATTTCGTACAGAGAATAAGAACATTCTTGTGCTTGTGGAACATCATCAACCAAGCAATGTGAGCTGCGACAATTGTCGATATTCCCATCTGTCTAGCTTTGAGTACAACGTTAAACCTGTGTTGTTCTAGATTAGTTAGAAGTTCGTCTTGAAAATCATATGTATCGAAGCGTACAAGTCCATGAACCGCATGTGGTATACGGCAAAAATTATTGACAAAGTATTCTTGATCTTTGCCACACTTTAAGATCTCTTGGACTGCCTGTTGTTTCGATATCATTAGCTCTCATTTTTTGCTGTGTAATTTGAGGGCTTCTTTGCCTTCTCACGCCCCATTGCTAGAAAGTCTTTGATTGCTTTATCGACTCTATCTTCTGAAGGTTCTAGAATTGCTTCTGATTCGATGTTGCCAATTACAAAAGATTGGTAGCCGCAAGTTGAAACTCTTTGTCTGCTGATCGGTTGCATTTTAATGTCGATTTCAGACGGCTCTTTGAGACTCAATGCCTCACCTGTCACCTTCTTGTATTCTTTTTTGAGAAATTTTACAATATCTGCTATACTTTGCTCAACATCGCCAGCAGTATCAGCGTTGCTAGCTTGCTTGGCAGTATACTCTGTGTGGTATATTATTGTGAGTTGGTTGCCCATTACCTTGACATTGAATCCGTCAATGACTCTGCTATCTGTGATTGGACATCCTTCTTCTCTTCGAAGTCCAATTTTCTTTGCCATGTCATCTTCAACGAATCTTTCGTCGTGTGATCCATCATAAGCATTTGCTGCTGCTTGGTGTATTCCTCGTACTATTTCATATGTTGTAGCCATATTATTGTTCTCCTTTGTTGTAATTTTTTAAGCCT